CTCGCGACTACGGGAACACAAGTACTCAGTCAGTTTCTCGCCGGTCTTGGACCTGCAGATCCCATCCTCCCCGGTGAGCCGGTGTTCGGTATCATCCTCGTGACGAAGGAACCTTTAGTTTTCAGTGCCATGGGTGAGATACTGAAAACGTCCTGATAGGAGATTTCATGGCCCAGCCCCTCTTCTTCGAGCCAGACGTTCAATTCGAGAAGCTTTCGGCAGAAGTGCAGATGCCGGAAGACCCGAACATGTGGCCGCACGAGATCATGGACGAGCTCTACAAGCAAGTCCCCTACGTTGCGGACTTCGAGCTCGACGTGGAGATGGACAAGGTGGACGCCGAGCGTGGATTCGGATTCGGCCACGTCTGTGTGGGTAACAAGACCGAAGCGCCCATGGGTACGCCGCCCGACCAGCTCGAGGCCGCCGGTATCCGGCAGGTGCGAATTCCTGTCATCGTCAAAGAAGGAAGACTCCAGCCGTTCGATGTCCTCGTGACGGACGACTCGAAGATGTTGCCGCTCACCGAGCAACGTCTTCGCCAGGCAATCTTCCGCCCGCAGAACTTCGACGTGACGAGCAAGACCCCAGGCGATCAATCCATGATCGGCCAGCTCTACCCTCCTTACCGTCAAAACTACGGCTTCGGCGGTGGCGGTGTAGCCGTGAACGCAGGCATGGGCGGGAAGACCGCTAGCGACGCCGCGGCTTCGCACGAGAAGTACGCTTCTCGTCGTTACGCCTACGAGTCGACCGGCAAGGCGCCTCACATTCTCTTCAAGACGGCGGGTTCCATCCTCGAAACCGTGCTCTCGCAAGCGAATGAGAGTGACATCGCTTCTTTCGGAGAAGCCTTGCAAGACGTGGGGCTGAAGCTCGCCTACGAGAACAACCCGGCGACGTACGAGGCCGTTCTGAAGATCGGCGAGGCGAAGCCAGCCACGCTCGAGAAGGGAGCGAGCGCGCTACTTCGCACAATCCGTCCGAGCGTTCTTCAGCTCACCAAGACAGCAGGTGGGTACAACTTGAAGACGGCGTCGCGGTTGGCCTGGGCGCCGATGACCGAACACCTGAACCGTGGCGAAGCCATTCGACGCTGCGGGGAGAAGGTAGTTCTCGCCGCCGATCTCTCCGGCTCCGCAACTGTCCCCGACGGTGAAGGCGTTTCGGCCGAGGGAGAACAAGCAGCTGGAACCTTGGTGCAAGAGCCAGGGCAGTACATGGTCTGTACCGAGGACGGGCAGGAACTCACCGGCCTCGTCATTCCGAACCTTCTCGATCTCGACGGGCAGCAGAAGCCCATCGCGCTTTTCACCGACGGCCAGCATTCGGCAGTACAGGCCGACACCGCCGGCGTGCCGAAGGGGGTAGCGTCGGAGATCAACGGCGTACCGGCTTCGGAGGCGCAGGGTAAGGGTGCCTTCTTCTCGATCGAGACCGGGCAGCCCATCGCCACCATCCCGCTCGATATCAAGAGCTTCTACACAGATCCGAACAGCGACAACGCCATGATGGCCGAGACCTTCGACGGTCGCCCGGTCACTGTGTGCGTGCAGCCCCATCTGCAGACTGCGGTTCCGGTCGACAGCACGCTGCTCATTCCGGAGACGTGGCAGTGGCTCCCGCTCGATCAGACCGAGGCTGTGGCCTTGGTCGGTGTGTCCGACGACGTCGGTAAGACTGCTTCGATCAAGCGAGCCCTGTCGAGCGTGGAGCTACGAGGGCACGACAATGTATTTTCTGTTCGCGGCTATCAGGTGGAAAAGCTGGCGTCCGAGGACAGGGAGTTCATCTCTCAGGACGACGTTCTGTTCCTTCTTGCTGGGCTCGGGACGAACCTCAAGTACGCGCAGATGAAGATCGCCGAGGCCAACACTGGCTTTCGCCCTGTGCAGATCCGAGTGGGGCAGGAACTGAAGACGGCCGAAGAAGTCATAGGTCGCGCAAACCTCGCCGCCAATGAATACCTCTCGAGCGTGCCCGTTCTACGGCATCAGCTCTGGAAGGAAGCTTCGAGCATCCCAGATCCGGTCGCAGTGGATACCGTGCTCTCCTTGGGCTTTCTGAACCCCGAGAACATGGCGGCGTTCGTGGGTTACCTTCCCGTCATCGAAGACGCGCAGCGCCGGCTCTGCGAGCTTCTCATCGCAGCACGCCTCGGCCTCGGGCACGTCCCTACTCCGGCGCTCGAGAAAAGCGTCCGAGCGACGGAAGAAGTCATCGAAAGCTTGAAGGAGCTAGCCTTCCAGGACTAGGTGAATGATTCGTCGCTCCCCGTCTGAGTACTACATCAAGTTCCTGCTTGCGCATCCTGACCAGTACGACGAAGCGCATGTGAAGCGGATCTGCGAGCTTCATAACCTCGAGTACTTGGGGGAGTGGTATTTGCAGCAGCTGCGCTCTCAGCTGCAGCTCCCGAAACCGTTTCATCCAACCGATCAGCTGCATCTCACGTCGCAGCGCTTCATTCGGAAGGAGATGATTCAGCGCGCGTTCCTACCGAACGACGCGATGAAGATAGCGCTCTCCATTCTCGAGAAGGCGACCACGCGAGAGCTCGTCGAGGTCATGATCTTGTCCGGGGCGCCGCATCAAGCCATTGTGTTTGGACTCAATGCCCGCCTTCATTTCGTAGCGACTGTAGAAGCCATCGATCTCTATCGTCACTACTTTTGGGATGTAGACCTCCTCGATACAACTGAGCTCAGGGCGTTTCTCGAGATGCGCCTCGAGCGGGTGATGGCGCACGACGACCCGAAGATGCGCGCGCAGTATTCCCATCTCTGGAGGCAGAGACACAACGACCCTAGGATCGTGGCTTCGAAGCTTCCGGTCTCGCCTCTTGCCGCCATGATGGCTCAGATACAGCTCGGTGTAATGCCGAGGGACCTCAACGTGTCCGACGTCCTGACCAGCATTCGTTTGATGGCTTCCTTGCGCGCGCTCGAGGCCACGATGACAGGGGGACCAGCAGGCTCTCAGATGGCGTCGAACTTCATGATGACGGCGGACATCGCGAACCGCCTCTACGACACCATCTTGAAGCCGGAGGACCAGCTACGAGGCGAGCTGAACAAGATTGCTCTTCGTACGACTGCCATGAAAACCCCGCTCCTTGGGGCTTTGAGTGGCGGAAACCACACGACTCAGCTACAACCTGCTCCGGAACCTGAAACCGAGGAAGAGAAAGAAGATGTCAAGTCCGCAGGTTAAGAGGGTCGATCCGAAGGAAGCAGAAGCCGCGTTCCTGCAGGAGAGTGCGAGCGCCGGCGCTGACGCCCCTGCCGCAATCGGTAACGTTGCAGATGCTGTAGTGAGCTTCATCAAGGTGGAGGATTACACGACCTTCGTGGCCGAGTACGCTTTCATCGACGGCAACATCGTCCTCCACTTCTTTCACAGCCGAGAGACTTGGAATAGGGACGACAAGTGGCACGTGACTTACTTCCTCGACATGTTCCCGTCGGTACTCAGCCAGGTCGCCGAAGCGTACTTCGAAGCCACGAAGCCGCGCATCGTCGCGCAGTACACGCCCGAGATGACGAGCTGGTACATGCGTGCCAATGGCTTCGCCGTCAGGCTCGATCCGGATGGCTTCGTTCGTCGCTTTCTTTCGAAGCTCGATGTCGCGCTGGACGAGGTTTTGGCGGCTCGCGGTACTTCCCTCTGAGCTCGACCCAGGTCTTGTGCCGCTTGAGGCGGTTTAGACCCCAGCCTGACGCACGGGTGTAGGCCTTGATGAAGCTTCGTGCGTGCTCCCATTCGTTGTCAGAGATGGGAGAGCGCAGCCGAAGGCTCATCTTGTAGTGACCATCGACGTCAGGGTGTACTTGTGCTTCTTCACCCCAGTGGTCTGCTGCCCTCGACAGTGAGCTCCACAGGTTTTCGAGCATCTCCTGTGGACTTGTTGTACGCTGTGGCGGAAACATGGCTGCGGAATCAGTCTACATCAGCGAAGCCGGCGATCACCCTCTGGATGACACGAGCGATGGGCGCCCGCTCACCGATGAAGAATTGAAGCAGGTCGAGGAGAACAAGAAGTGGTTTTCCGACATCGAGCCCTACAACGACTTGTCACTCACGGGTACGCACGACGGCCAGCCAATCGTGATGCCGCAGATCACGCCGTCCGAGTTCACGTCGTTCGCATTCCGGATGCCGACACAGCTCGGGTGGGAGAATTTCAGCTTCGAAGGTCGGCGCCATCTGCACCAACCGTACGACGCGCCCACCAAGCGCATCCTTCTTTGCTGCGCACGCCAGTGTGAGAAGAGCACGCTCCTAGGCAACAAGGCGCTTTCACTTTGCTGCCTCATCTCGAGCTACAAGATCTTGTACGTGTCTCCCAGCGCTACGCAGACGAAGACCTTCTCTAACGACCGTATCAAGGAGCCGATCGAAACCAGTCCAGTACTGAGTGCGTTCACTGCGCGCATGCTGTCTCAGAACGTATTCGAGAAGCAGTTCGTCAACAGGTCGAAGATCACTCTTCGTTATGCCTTCTTGAACGCGGATCGAACCCGTGGTGTTCCGGCGCACGGGCTTTGGATGGACGAGATCCAGGACATTCTCTCGGACAACATCCCCGTCATCGAGCAGTGCACTTCCCACTCTCCCGAGGAGATGAAGCGGTTCATCTACGCCGGTACGCCGAAGTCTCTAGACAACGTCATCGAGGATTACCGCGCGAATCGTTCGACGCAAGGTGAGTGGGTGGTGCCTCATGACTGCCTGAGTGGAGAAGGCGGACGGTACTGGAACATCCTCGGTGAGAAGAACATCGGTAAGAAGGGTCTCATCTGCGAGCACTGTGGAAAGCCTCTAGACCCCATGCATGAAGACTCGCAGTGGGGCTGGCAGGTGGC